ATTAAAAGTGCTTCCATCCCCAATGTAGCGTAATCCATCGTCATAAGGGGAAATATAAAGAGACTCTGGCATGCCCAAGTCTCTTATTTTTTTGTTAAACTCACGAACAACGTGATCATTTAATTCTGAAGAATCGTAAGTGCCATAAAAACCTGTCACTTCTGCTCTGTAAGATACCCAATCTCCAGAGGTTGTACTAAAATTACAGTGGATCTCGTCTTGTTTCTTTCTAGGCATACTAATGTATACACAAAAAAGTTCCAAGTTTAAGCGGGATTTGGCCAAATATAGGGGTACGGATCTAATTTAAATTAAAATTAAATCTAATCAAACATTTAAAATGTTGTTATTATCTTTCAGATTGAAGGAATAATTAAAATCAATTGTTGTGTTTCCATCAAGCGAGGTGCCTTCTGTGACAGAGATTAACGAACAATTTGAAAATGTGTATTGCTCGAAATTGTCGTCATCACTTGCATTGAATTGAATAACCAAATTTCCTTTTTCCAGTACGAGACTTGAAAGGTCAATTTCTTTTACTTGGTTTTTGGTAATAGAAATATCGATTGTACCGTTTGTATTTGGGTCTGGGTATCTGAACTGGGGAGTTCTTTGTCCTACTCTGGTGACTGGTGTTCTATTAAGGGGTACTCCTACGTTAATAGATTGTACTGGGAAAGAAGCTGTATCAACTCCTTCGCTTAGAGTTGTAGTTAAATAAATTCTTTTTGGGTTTAAAGCGTCTCCAAAATTTGATGCTGGGATTGATTGTACCAAGCTTATACCTCCTGATTCAGAATACGATATAGTATCTGCCTGATATTGTAATTGTCCAATGGCTGGTTCCCCTGCTGTTAACTGCAAAGAATAGTTTGTTAGGTAAGCTCCATTGATGCTTGTCGAACCTGCGAGGTCTTTGATTAAAAAATTAAATTTATCTATTGACAAGAATCCATTGTTTGTGAATTTGAAGAATGGATCGTTAGACTTCTGGTCATCCAAAATAAAATCTATATTTAAATTGGTAGTCTGATTAGAATTTAGAATCCTGTCCTGTGTACCAAACTTGCCAAGCTTATTTAATTCTGTGATTTGTTTCTCTGTATCGAAGCTTACGCTTTGAATGCCGTTTAAGAGTTCAGCGGAACTTATGCTTGCTGCATTCTTGCATAAAACCTGTGTGTACACAGAGTTATTTGGCCTCTTCGTTATGGTTGGCATAAAAAAAATTACACTTTTTTTTAAAAAGGGGTTGACTCGATTACAAATCTGTTTAAACTGGGGCCATGCAAATCAACAAAGCATTTGAAGATTGTATCGGGCAGACAAGCGTTAAGAGAACTCTTAGCGTATACATCAAGTCTTATAAAGAGACTGGCCGTTTGCCATTCCTCAACCTCACTACCCAAAAGGGTGGCGGCAAGACTTTCTTTGTACGTAAGTTCAGGGAAGCTCTTGAGCGTCCAGACGGTACCCGTCCTCCTATGTTGGAAGTGAATGGATCGACAATCAGGAACGCTCGTTCGTTCTTCGATCAAGTCTTTCCTGTTTGGCAAGAACATAAAGCGTTTTTGTTTATTGATGAGGGACACAACCTTCCAAAAGATTTGCAAGAAGTTTTCTTGACAGCTCTCAACGTGGACAAAGATCCTGTCCGTACTGTCAGCTTCGATGGTGAGTCTTATGTCTTTGACTTTAATCAAATGTCATTGTGTATGGCTACAACCAACCAAGAAAAACTTTGCGAACCACTTCGGGATCGTTTGGAGGATATTTCTTTTGAGGAGTATGATGAAGAAGAACTCTTCCAAGTCTACCAAAACAATCTTGAGTGTAAGGTCGATCTTGATCAGTCAATTAAAAAAGATATTATTTCAGTCTTTCGCGGTAATCCTAGGGATGCAGTCAAGAAGGCTCAGAGTACAAGGACTTATGCTTCTGCTGCCAATGCTCGCAAGATCACACAAAAAGTTTGGGGTGATATTTGTTCAGCAATGTCGATCAATCCTAATGGTCTGTCTCATTCAGAGATTCAGATTGTCAAGGCTTTAGCTCAAAGGGGAGCGATGAGTTTGAATGGGTTGGCATCAGTTACTGGTTTCCAGAGGACTGCAATCCAGAGGGATTATGAGCAGTTGCTGGTCAGGAAGAACCTCATGAAAATTGATGGTAAAAGGAGCTTGACACAGAAGGGTAAGAAGATGGCACTTGAGATGAAGCTCATCTAAGGTGGAGGTGGTCTAAAACCCAAGGTACGACAAGATTCTCAACGCATCTAACATAGGCTTCCTCATCGTTCTGTTCCATGAATGCAACTCCGCTCATTTCAAAAATCATGTGGGTTACTTCATGGAGCAGTGTCCACCAATGCTGGTCTGGATCTTTCAGGCACTTGGTAGATAGTACGATTTGCTTTTTGTCAAGACTGCAACTACCCCATTCTTCAACGTCCTCATATTTAATTACTATTTTCTGATTAAGAACATTGACACTTGACAGCTTCTTCATCATAATAATTTACACCTGATAGATATGACAATAGACGAAAAATTACAATTACTTAGTACCGTAAGAGAAGAAATTAAAGCCCTAGACGATCAGAAGAGAATTTTGTTCAGAATGGCTAGAGACAAAATGGACCTTCCAGCAATGTACAACAATGATATTTGGGACTATACTGTTTGTGGGTTAGAGTTCTTGAAGTTCGATATTCGGATGGCTCTCGAAGAAAAAGAGAAAAAAGACCAAAAAAACTCTTGACCCCGAATTTAAATTCATTTAAAAAGACCTCGATGAACATATTTTGCTTAGACAAAGATCCTGAGATTGCAGCACGACAGCACTGCGACAAGCACTGTGTCAAGATGATCCTTGAGTGTAATCAATTGCTCTGCACCACATTCTGGATGCAAGACATTGAAGCACCATACCGCAAGACGCATTACAATCATCCCTCTGCTATCTGGGCTAGAGAGTCAAGAGGAAACTTTGAGTGGCTTGTCAAACATGCAGCCGCACTACTCAACGAGTACACTCGCAGGTATGGCAAACGGCATAAAAGTACAGATGCTTTTGTTTGGGTATTGGAGAACAAGCACCGCTTGCATTTCGATAAGGAAGAGCAGACTGAGTTTGCTGTAGCCATTGCTCAAGATCAGAAATGTCGCCAAGTACCTAACTTCGAGTCTTTGTCCGTTGTGGAAAAGTACAGAGAATATTATTGCCATGACAAATCATATATGGCAAAGTGGCAGTACAGCGAAACCCCAGAATGGTACGAGGCTAAATGACAAAATTTAATTGGTTTCTTATTGGCTTACTGATTGGAGAGCTTCTGATATGGTTTGGCTGGATGATGAGAGTACATTTTAATTTACCATGATTGAAAAAGCAGAAGAATTTTTTATTTTTATCGGGGCCATCCTGATTGGCGTACCACTTGGTTTGTTTATTGGTATTATTTGCTGGATTAAGTTCCCTATGCAGGTCTATGTACAGGCAAGGACTCAACTAGCTCTTAAGAGAATAGAGAAAGCTAAGGCCGCCATTAGAGAGATGGAAGAGAAGGACCAAGATATTTGGGAAAGACATATTAACAGAATCGAACAAAACAAATCTTATGACAATTGAACAAGTAATAACAATGTTAGAGGAGACTACTAATGGTCTTAAAGATACATTACGTAGAAAAAGCTCCGATTACACAGGTGGTGAAGGAAGTCAAGACCCTTTTGCCAACTTTAAAGCTACCGAAGTACTTGACGTTGATCCAGTAATTGGGGTAATGATTCGCATCATGGATAAGATCCAGAGGGTACGGTCATTCGTCAATGATGGAGAACTCAAGGTATCGAACGAAAGTGTTTATGATGCTTTTGATGATATGATCGGTTATACAATTCTTGCTAAAGCTATGACTAAAGAAAAAAGAGGTTTAGCACTTGACAAACAAATTAGAGGAGAAGCCTAATGAATTACAATAAATCTATAGTTAAAGACGGTTGCATTAAGATAGAGCAGGATGCTGATTCTACTCAATGGGATATTGTCAAGAACTTATATTTTGAAATGGACATTGCTTGCAGAAAGTTTTGGGCCAAGAGGAATATGCCCTATCCATCAGGCAGTTGGCATGAAGCCAAAAAGCGTCGATTAGATCGGGAAGAAAAAAATGCAAAAAATGCATAAAAAAGTATTGACCCAAATTCAAATCGATATTAGACTACGCACATGGAACCTCACAAGATTGCATTAGAGATTGACGGTCAGCGTTTCGAGGCTGAACAAGTCTTGGTTATCGATGCTATCCAAGACATGCTTGTACAAGCAGGTATTCTGGATGACGGTGACATCTTAGAAGTTCTTGAGGGCGATAAGAATTATATCCTTCACAAGTATTAAAATACTAAAACAAAAAAAAGAAATGGCTAAACGTGGCAGACCAGCAGGAGCAACCTCATTTGTGAGGATTGACATGAGAACATTAAACAACTTGTTTAAGCAACAGC